AAAGTTTGCGATAACCTCACCAATCAAACGAGTCAATGTACTGGCAGTAATAGGGTTGATAGGTTCAAATAAAATACTCCTAACACTTGATCCTATTTCTGGATGGAAAGGTCGTTCATAATGATTTGTTAATATAAGATTCTTTACAGATTGCTTAACTGCTTCAATGTCAGTCTTTTGGATAATATCTTGTGTGGCTAAATTTCGTTCAAAACTCAAAGAAATATCTTTATACAAACGAGAGCTTCTAGCACTTGCGTTTGTTCTTTGAGCGTCCGTGTATCCTGATTGTAGTATTGCCATCTAACTATTTATACAGTTATCCGGCATTTACATCAGAACTTCCTGAAATAGGATGAAGACAATTCGCTTTATCTCCAGAACGACATACTCCTATACCGTTAGCAAAGACAGTAGATGAGGATTCAATCATAGGCGGGTTAACTGAATGAGGTGCTACACCATGTGAAATGACCTTGTCACCCAATCGCACAACACCTGAGCCATTAGCATTGACATCACCACTACCTTCAATCGCAACTCCACCTGCAATATCTACACCATTACGATCAACACCAGGCATTATTTACAATCGCAACATTTATCTTCTGCACATTCGCAAGGATCACAGGTACAATTTTCTGCCTTACAATGTTCGTTATCGCATTTCTTCATTTATTTTTTCCGTTTCTTTTTAGCTGTTTTTTTCTTCTTCGTTGGAGCATTCTTTTTCGTTTTTATGGTACCAACCAGAAATCTGGTCAATGCCTTCAAATCGCTTTCAAATGCTTTAATGAATTTTGACATTATCATCTCCTTTTTAACTATTTATAACGATTTTTTGATACAATTCTATGAGAACAAAATGAGAACACCACATTTGTTGTAAAAATACAACAGAATTAATTTGTAACCTATTGAAATATAAGAGTTTTAATTTCATTATTTACTTGACATTAGCGTTTTTTTAGTATACAGTATAAGAATAATAACAATAAAAGGTTTATATTATGAAATTAAATTTAACTTACCACACTAATATTAGTGATGTTTATAAGTTAGAAGACAATATGTCTTTATCTAACATATACGAAACTTATCAATCTTTAAAGACTAGTGTTCAAAAGATTGAGTTTTGTGAAATGATGAAAACATGTTTCCCAGCAATGTATAACATAAATTGGGATTCTATCATCAATTTAATTAACAATAGTGAAGATAATTCTTCACTATTAAACGCTTAAACGAGGAAACTATGACAAACGAATATATTACTAACGACCAAATGATTGCTCAGATACTTGAAAATATGCAAAGATTGAATAGTCAAATAGAATTAAACTTAAACATATTATCAAATTTAGATTCTATGCATTCCGAATCACACGGTGGTTCAATGAATTTACACGACCAAGTTACACATATAAGGCAAGGTCACGAAACTTTAAACCTGGGTTTATGCTCAGCTCGTGGTGTTCACGGAGTTGAGGTAGACGGAACTGATTCTGATATTCTAGGAGATAGAAGTACCGTATGAGTAAAATTTTAGTAAATATTAATAAACAAATTTCATTATTGAATAATAGTGAAATCAATTCTGTAATACAAATGATTAAGAATCGTAGAACGGAATTAAGTATGGCTGCAGGTTCCAAATTATCTGTCGGACAAAAAGTACAATTTTCAGGTCGTGGAATGATTGTAAAAGGTAGACTTACAAAAATCAATCAAAAAACTGCTATCGTTTCTGAAAGTAATTCACCGAAACAATGGAAAGTTTCAATTAGTCTGTTAGAAGCAGCATAAAATGAAGTGGACAAAAAACAAAGGTGACAAAATGTTAGGACCATTAAATGGTCCTAAACACAATTATTCTACTAAAGGAGCAGTTTCCGCTAATTTAAAAGAAGTTAAAAAAATAGGAAACCAAACAAGAAGAAATTTAGATAAAAAAGCAATAAAAGAATATGATAATTAAAATAGGTGATAAAATAGAAATCCGTCCAGTTGGAGGCGGTATATTAAGGGACGGAATTATAACAGATATTTCAATTTCAACAAATGCACAAATTGACCCTGCTGGAGAAAATGGTCCAAATGTTGAGGAACTGGATTTAGACTTGAACTATGCAGGTTCAATAGGATATAAAGATATTACTTTTAATGATGAAGGCGATGAAACAGGTAAATCGAAATGGGCATATTTTGCTCAAATCGTTCAACCTAAAGGTAAGAATAAAAAACAAGGGTGGGAAGATAACATATATTATGGACAAAAGAATTATAGAGATGTATAAAATAATTATTAAATAGCTCTTTGTCATAGCTGAAAAAACCCTCCAATTACGGAGGGTTTTTTATTTTATCTATTCAGTTGTTGTGCTACTGTGAAGCACTAGGCATTTCAAAACTTACTTTTGGTATTGGTAAGTCATCATACATCACAGCGGCTTGCTCACCATATTTGTGACCCGACCAAAATGCACCAACAACAATTAAAATGTAAATAATTCTCATCAAACGATTCTTCGTTAAGTCACGCATGATTTTTCCTTTTTGTTATTGATTACTATGATGGTTTAGGCGTGGTACCTTTTCCATAGGTTGCTTACAATCCAAGCAATTAAACCCCATTTTACAACTACCAACGGCGCCAATACACCTGTCCATAAAGAAATAACTAACAAAATAAGACCGTAGTCTTTCCATGCACCGTGATCCTTTGTCCATTTATCCATATCGTTAATCTCCTTGTTTAAATGTTTATATTTATTATTTATACTAAAAACTAAATTTAGTCCCAATAGAATATGATTGAGTATCAATTCCTGTGTCAGGACTAGTTAATTGGGTTTCCGCATATATAGACAAATCGTCTACAAGACTATGTGAAACACCAACTGTTGTATAATTTCCAGTACCTTCCTTATCACCGTATCCCACGGTAAATCCATCTATCTTCGCCGTTACTTCCACACCTGCAAGGTCTGTAGTAGTGTCTTTGATAGTATAAGATGTACCCAATGTTATAGGTCCTACTTCTGTTGTTGCAGCTGCACCCCAATAAGAAATGTCATTTACAACATCATCAGCAAAACCCAATGATACGGAACTGCCAAGAACATCAGCAGAAATCGTGTATTCGTATTCATCAAATGCATTAGCATCTCCAGATGAACCGTCAGCGATTGCCAAAGCATCTACTGTTAATCCATTTGCACTATGACTATATGCCACACTATTAGATGAGCGAACACCATAATTAAAGTCAGCACTTGATCCATAAACATTAAACACATTTGTTTTACCACCTATGTTATCCGTAAATGGATGACTTTGACGACCAAGTGAAATATCTCCGACACTCGAGGATACACCGACATATGCCAACCTACTATCGAAAGTATCAGAACCACTATCGTCTGTATCAACACCAATTTCCAATTTTGCAAAACCACCAAGAGAAGAACCGTCAATGGAAGAGGATGAAAAATCCCATCCAATTTTTGAACCGTTATCTTCTAGTTTATGATAGGCAACCCCTGATGTATTTTCATCATGGGACATTTTATAATTAAAAGCACCGTACATACTTATATCAGCATATGCTGAATAAGAGAATAGTGCCAATACAAAAACCGTTAAAGTAATAACTCTAACTAACATATTTTCTCCTTTTTTTTGTTTGAATAAAATCAACTTATTATTTATACACTAATCTATTTGAATGAACTGTCGTGCTGAAATTTTTTCACCGAGTAGTTGAGATTCCTTTGTCTGCCAATCAGGAATCTTGTATGCGGAAATATGTGTATAACTATTTATTTTTGCCCATATGATTCTTCGACCACCACAATGCCATTTTCTTATGAGGCCGGGCCGAGTTTCCCGGACAATGACAGGATATAACAATCCTTTTTTCTTTAAATCGTCATATAAATTTTTGTAAGGAATTTTATGTTCTTCGGCAAATTCGATCCATTCGTTTACAGGAACATTATCCCATTTGTAGGTGAGATTCTTTAATTCTATTTCTGTATAGTATTCGGGAAAATCATTGTGTTTCGATTTAAGTATTTTTTGAAAAGGTAGCATATGTATATAGTATTCTAATGTCCTATACCAATAAAAATGAAAAAATTTTTTGTATATCTGCCATAATATTTTTTGTATACTATATGTTGTGGGGCGAGCGGACTCTAGTAGTCCGCTCTAACTAGATAACCCCTATGGTACGGTCTGAAGGAGTTGAACCTCCATATTCTTGCGAATAATAGATTTTGAATCTATCGTGTCTACCGTTTCACCAAGACCGCAAAATTATTTATATTGAAAAACTAGTACCACATCCACATTGGGATTTTGCTTTAGGGTTTTCAAAGGTAAAGAAACTACCAAATTTTGTAACCTGTTCCTTTTTTTCTACAGCACCACCGTTTATTCCAAGCCCAATTACTTATCTTGCTCCCACCATGTTCGCACAAGTAATAAAAATAATCCAGTAGTCTTATCATGTTCCATACTTCTTCGATTTCTTGTTTTCCTCTTTCTTCTTCATCTTCGCTGACATAAAGGGTTCGGGTACACCAATGCCCCGTTTCTTCCGTCCAATGGGCAACTTGATCCAATCGTCAATAGCGTTTCCCGCTTTGTTCGTGTAGGATATCCTTACGGATGCACCTTTGTAGTTCCGTTGGAAATCCTTGACCGCTTTCTTGAAACTTCCTGCTTTCTTGGTTTCGTTCAGTTCCTTGCCGTCCGTAAAAATAAAATTTCTCATATTAACTCCATATTGATAAGGCGACAATGACCGCCGCCAACACTATAATGCAAATCCATATGGGACAATGCTCTTTCATTGTCCGTAGTATTCTTCGATCCACAATTCTATCCTTTCATAGAACCATTCCTTGCCGTTGTAACCCACAATGCGATCCACCTCAACTTGTGTTTCTTCATTCCATATGATGAAGGTGGGTGTACTTTTTATTTTCCCAATGTCACCCTTTTCATACGCCACAGTAAACCATTCTGGTATGTCCTCAGCGTCTATGATAACCAATGGTAATGTTTCCGCATATTCCGTATCATTGTATGTGGGTACGACCTGTTCATGGAACGCAACACAGTAACCACACCAATTCACCGAAAACACCAGTAACTCGTATGCTTTCAAGGGCAGTGACAACATCACCACCGAAAACAGTATCGCTAAGAATTTCATTTCTTCAAGTAGTTATTTCCATCAGCTTTTCTTATAATTTCGTCATTTAATGTCACCTCCACTTTCCTGACATTAATCGCATTTTCCTTTCCCTTGTTCTCTCCTATGTCGAACTCTATTTCCTGTCCTTCTTGCAGTGTGTCAATACCCGCTTTTTCCAAAGCCGATACGTGCAGGAAGACATCCTTACTTCCTTCGTTTTCAATGAATCCATATCCTCTGGTTGGATTAAACCATTTAATTTTACCTATAGTCATTTTAATTCTTCTTCTTTCTTTTTTTAGTTTTTTTATTTTTTCTTTTCACGACAGGTCTCACTTCTTCCTTCGCAAATCTCTTATCTATGTATTTCTTTCCGATATACAAGCAAGCCACAACAATCAGAACGACCGAAACATCCACGCCCCATCCCATTCCTGTGTTCAACTTGAAACCTGATCCTGAAACTTCGACACCCTCCATGGTATCTGGTTGAGAGGTCTGCTCTATCGTCAACGCACCATCATCCTCCACCGTAATTGTCTTCGTATCTGCCATAATTAAACTCCTTTAAATTGCTACCGCCATCCAATCAAACCAATCCAATAAATTTTTCATAATCTTTCCTATATTTATAAGTACTTTTAAGTGTGCTAGTTTGCTCCAGTTTTGACGGTGTATGTTCAGAGATAGTGTCTATTGCATTTATAGATTAACATTTATTTTTCAGTTTTAATATACGATAGCTAATTTAAATTAATTTCTTCACCATTAATGTCCACATCACCACCTGTCAATGTCAAGGTACTGCCCGCTGTGATGGTCACCTTGTTACTAGCGTCAACCCTGAAGTTGTCCATACTAGCGTTCAAGTCACCATCTATGTTTTGGTTGACATTACCCTTTACATTCATATTCAACGAACCATCACGAACCATAATGTTAAGCGAGGCACCTGAACCAACCTCTATGTCGTAATGAGCGCCTGCGGTGTTTCCTTTATTGACTTTTAACTTGAAGCTTCCATCCAAAGTTTCCACCTTAGCCCCGCCAATATGGATAAACTGGTCACCTTTCACTATGTCATACGCATCCATGACTGTCACGGCCGTCTTGGTGCCGGAGGCTTGCCATTCCATATAGCTTCCTGACATGTGGCTCAAGTGAACACGCTCTTGCTCTGAAGTATCGTCAAATTCTAACATATGGCCGCTCTCCGTGGCAAAAACGTGGTTGAAGGGGTAAGATGGAGCATAGGTTCCTGATACGACTAGGGGCATGTCGAAGGTACCACCGTCAGAGCCAGCTACGGATGTGTCACTTGGTGTTGTATTGGGTATAGTGTAGCCGTCAAAATCCGCTGTGGCTACGCCTGTTTCCCTTAACGCATCTCGGGCTACGGGGTTAGTTGCAGTCAAAACGCCTCGGGCTACTTCGTGCATGTCGGGCTCATCCGCTTTAAGGGGGTATTTGCCCTCCGGGTCGAAAAAGCCGGCGGTTTCTTCCGCTGTTCCAGCTACTGAAGGTTTGCCGGCGATTGCACCATGTATCATTGGCTCTTGCCTGTCCTTATCCCTGAAGGATAATAACACCCAAGTGCCTTCGACAAAAAACGGAGGGGTCGTACCCATCCCGGAGTTGCCGCCATCAGGTGCAATAACGGGGCACCACGGCAGGTCCTTGGTGGGTAATTTCACCTTGTCTTCTGTATGCAACCCTAGTATGCGAACCCTGAAGCGCCCGACTTTCGCCGGGTCATTACGGTCTTCTATGCAACCTATCCAAAAATCTTTCATCTTTATTTCCTTTTTGGTTCGTAAAGTGCCAGTTTTATGGGACTAGACATCATATTCCTTTTGACCTTTGCGACACCTGTTGTATACAAACTATTTACTTTGTATGCAAACTGTTTTTCATAAGGAAAGTCTAGTATATTACTGTTACGCAGTATGTTTATTCTCCTCAACATCCAATCTATGTATCTCATCCTTCAACCTCAATTTCTCTTTCTTTAAGCTCTGAATTTGTGTCAGGAGACCTACTCGCTTCTCCCTTGTCCGTAACTCCTGCAGTGCCTCGACTTTGTTGTGCAGTTTCTTGAATTTTCTCTTTAGGTGTGTTAAGTTTTTCATCTTGGTTCTCCTTTAAGTTTGATTCGTTGTTACTCCATTCAATGTCATAGCCATTCTTTAGTAATGCTTGTGCATATTCAATCGTTCGTTCTTGTCCACCTGGCATACCATCATAGTATATGTTGAAGCCTCTGTCTTCATTGGTGCTGTGGGTCGCCATGAATCCTCGAGGATTTTGTTCGTCTAGTAATTCTTTGTTCGTGTTGTTTACAGTTTTCATAGTATGTCTCCTGGTGTGTTCAATGTTTGTGTTCCACCTGTTCGTTCTTTACTCTCTAATGGTATGGTACCACTCGCATATGGTACAGGAGTGGAATCTTTCACACAATCAAAGGTTGTGGTATAACTTACTGGTGAAACGGCGTGGACTATGTTTGTGAGTATCCATCGGCCGCTGAGATACAGGTCATAGGTCCTTTGGTCTGGTGATGATGTCGGAATAGGTTCTAAACTCGGTAAGTTGAGATATACTATGTCACCAGCTGCAAGAACGGAATTACCTGGTACGGTACACTTAACAGCAAGTTGGTCGTGTGTCATGTAATCGTGTAGGCGGTCCTGATTAACGGAGTTGTGGTTGTCATAGTTGCGTTCATCATCCGTGTCCTGCATATGTAATTTTTCATCCTTGTTCGATAGCATTATGCGTTGTTCCACATAGTCTGATACATTCTTGTTCTCCTCGACTGGTGTTGTGGTGAATAATGGATTGGATTTAACTGTGGTCCAACGGCTGCTTGTGTTATGTCCAGCGGTGTGCTGTCGTTCTTCAAATTCACTATGGTACTTTTGTTCCTTTATTTCATATGACTTGGTGTGCATATCATAAATGTAATGCGTTGAACCTAACAGACCGGATGCACTCGCCGTCAGAAAATCATGGTTCTTGGTGACACGGTAAGACAATATGGAATGCATATCTTGCTTCACATCCGCTTTACTGGGACTAGGTTGCACAAAATACTCTATCATATGTTTCCTAGGTCCATTGCTACTTGCGACTAAACTTTCCCAGGAACGGAAATTATATCCACGGTGGTTCTCAAAGAACAGGTAACCTGCACCCTCAAATTCCCTACTACGGCATCGCTTTGATAGCATCCTGATGAAGTCAAAAGGTTTCATATTGTTACCCAGCAACTTGACCTTCAAATCACTTGGTTCAACATACAATGATTTCTTCGTCTTCACTATGTTTCTTAATATATCTTCACAAATAACATCACCTGTGTCCTCATATGCGAGGTTTATGCGTGTACGGTAATTCGTTATCACTTCCTTTGATATGAAATATATGGTGTATACCTGTTGGCGTTCATCCGTTCGCAAAATGTTATCTACCTTATGTATGCGACCACGAAAAGACTGAAAATCTATCAATTCATTATCAGGCACTCCAAATACAAACTCTATCTCTTCCTGTCCTATAATGGGTACATTCTGTAGAAGATTGGCGGTATCCGCTATGGTAACATCACCTTGAAGGTATGGAGAATTGATACTCTCATAGACATTCAACTCCATCCAATTGTCTTTGATGTCAAGAGGTGGCTCCGTTGCTGAATGGATGATGATGTATTCTAACTGAAAATCACCTGCGAATTGCATGGAATCTGCCATAATTTACCTTTGTATCAGTTCTTTAAACTCTTTAATAAATTGTCCTGTATGTACCCTATCTAATAATCGTATCTTGCGTTTCTTGTCATTTCGTGTCTGTTCATACTCATAATTAGTGACAGGTAATGCACCTGCGGTATCACTTGAAACTGTTAATAATTCTGTTGTATCACCACTTGTCTGTGCTACTTCGTAATGATGGACAGCACTCGCTGTACCATACTTGTCATTGACAAAATCCGTTAAACTTGCTTGGTTTAGTGGCCAATCGTGGCGACTTGTTATGTTGTTCACCGTGATGATTATCCAATGAAGTCCAGGATCGTTATAGTATTTGGATGCTAAAATGTCTGGTGTTTCACCATCCTTCACATCATAGCTGTCAAAAACCAAGGTATTTGCTCTGACATTCGCTTTTAAGTTGACACGGCGCAATATATCTGTTATAAGTGTCCTGTTTTGCGTATCCTCAATGTCATATTGATATAATGGAAACTCTCTAAAGTAAGACATATTAGTGACCCTCCACTATTTTTTCTTTAGTCATAATTTCTGTTTCCATAAATCCTAATGTCATATTAATTTCTGTTGGTGCAGGTGCTTCTCCTCCACCATGTGGTGTAAGTGGTCTAAAATGCTGTGTTTCACCACCTGGTCCATATGCAACATCCATAGATTGTAACACACAACCGGTCACAAATGGGTACCATTGATTTTCTACTGTTTGATACATATACTGTATGTCAAACTCACTTGGAAAAATGAGATGGCGACCTACATTCTGACCTGACACCCTTTCAGGTAGCATATGAAACTTAAATAATTTTATAATTGCGTGTACTTGTTTCAATTCTTTCTCACTTCTTGGTGTAAATCTGAAACTAAACTCGAATTTGCGTAAATCCACACTTTGGAAGATTGCTTCAAGTGCTGGGTTCAATGCTTTTTGCGCTCCTTTTCGTACAACACCTGTCATATCACCACCAG